CTTAATGCCGCCGTATGCAACTTTTTCAAGGATTTCAGCGATTACATCACCTGTCTGGGTAATCATATCCTGGGGGATGTTATCTTCATACATTAAAGCTGCTTTAGAGCTGTATTTAAACAAAACAATATACTGCTCAAGCGTAACGCTTACGTCTGTATATCCGATTGTGTTGGTGTCAGGAGTTGTCCCTTCTACCCCTACAAAGTTAGTCGGGTTAATATCAGGGACTCCATCCGCTGTTTTATTAAACGGATCAAGCCGTCTAAAAACGATTGTGTCTGTTTTGTTTAGAGGCTGTTCTTTAAACTGCCCAAACTGGCCAAGAACCTGAATGGTCTCAACCCTCTTTAACATTTCCTGCTCGGCACGGATAAGATTCCGGCCTGCAACGGTATTATAATTTTGAATAGCCATATTTTATATTTCCTTTTTCTGTTTAACCATCCCCCCAAACTTCAGCTGCAATTTTTGCTCGTAATTCCTCTTCAGTCATATCTTTTTCAGATTTTAGCTTTGGAGCTCTACCTCCTGTCTGAGGATTCACAGCCTGTTGCAACCTTGCCTGTGAAGCGGTTTGTTTTTTATTTGTTTGTTGTTTATAACGATGAAATGCATTAAGGACAACTCCTGCTTCTTGCGCTGTTTGTCCATACAATGCTTTCTGTTTGATATCATCTGGCTGACTTTGTAACCAAATTTTATAATCATTTGATTGAATCACTCTTTCCCAGCCCGGATATCTAAAACTTAATAACTCTTTTTGCAACGCTTGAGGCGTAATAGCTTGGCGTTGATTTAAAGATTGAACTGTCTGTTTTAATGCTTCGATTTCGGGCTGAATCTGTTTGGCGGGTTTTATCCCGGCAATAGCCTCATCAATTCGATATTGAAAAGCATCTGCCCATTCAGGAAATTCCTCTTTTAAATCTTCCCAAGCTTCTTTTGAGCCTGACGCTGCTGCCATCTCTTCTTTCGAAGGAGCTTTAATCCCTTCTGCTTTCCTCTGCTCTGCTTCTTTCTTAGCTGCATAAAACTCATTTTGCATTGCGCCTAACCGGCTTTCTGCTTGTTTAAGGCGGTTCGCAATCGCATCAAGATTATTCAACTTATTTGACATTGCAGATATTTGATTTTGTAGCTCTTCCGGGAGTTCCGGCTGTGTTTTTGCTTTTTCTTTTTTAACATCTATTGACTCGGCAAAGCTTTCACCTGGCGTTTCAATATCTTCATCTATTTCAGCATCTTCCGGTTGTGGAAGGTCAGCCTTTTTTCCTTCAAAAACTTCTGCTGCAATTTGTTGTCTGACTTCATCTTCTGTTAAAGGGCTTTCCTCGTTTGAAGGTTGCTCTTCTATTGCTAATGTTGTGTCTATTTGGTCTAAAAAAGTTTTATCGTTATCACCCATTTTTACCCCTTTTAACCGGCTTTTTTAAGGCGGTTAAGTTTGAGGAAGATGTTGTCCGACAACATCCTGCTCGTTTAAAATTCCCTTTTCCTTTAAAAACTTTTGCTTTAAAAGATATTTATATGCTTTGATTTCCCCTCTTAAAACCGCTGTCTGTACTTCTGTGAGGTTCAACGTGTCATTCTTCTCACGTTTTTTTTGTATTTTGTTTTTTAACCATGTTTCCAAATACCGCCATGTTTCTGATTCCGGATTGAATTTTGGAAACGCTCCATGCTCTTGAAGGTCAGCTTTAAAGGGCTTGTATTTAGTGTGAATTGGCTCTTTTTTCTTTTTCTTGCCTAAAAATAATTTTAACATTCTTTTTAATTCCTATTCTGTGTATGCATGCCCTGCTCTGGCTCTTGCAGGTGGTTCAATCGGCGGAGTTGTAACCTGCGGTGCTGAACCATCTTTCTGTGTCAAGGCCACTTGCGTTTTGAGTTTCATACTATCTCGCATTAAATCTGCTTTAATTTTGTCAAGAGAAATTCCCTGCTCTTGAGATAATTTCATCATTTCGAGCTGTAACTCCATTTTTTTCATTGCAAGTTTGTACTGCCGTTCCTGCTCCGCCTGCTGTGCTTTAAATTTCATATCAGCCTGCTGCTGCTGCATCTTAAATTGCAACTCTTGCTGATCTGCTTGCTGCACCATTTGTGTGTGTTTCATATCGCCTTGAACTTTTAATTTTGCCGCTTCAATCCTCGGGTCTTGATGTTGCGGCATCTTAGCCCGTTGCTGTTTTGCTTTTTGTAGATCAGCTTCAGATTTCATAATATTCAGTCGCAATGCTGAAAAGAGTTTCTTTGTGGCTTTTTCCCAATCCACCAGTAAATTTATATCTGGGTCTTGCTTAGCTTTAAAAACGTTCATCAAGGTTTGAGCTGTTTCATCTTTCTGATAAAGCACTGACAAACCTCGTGCATCAACCTTATAATCTCCCTTAATCTCATTATCAGGGTTATATTGCATATTCCAGTCATAATACCGTCTAAGGTGCGGTTTTGTAATTTGATCGTCAAATTGCTTTACTCGATCTCTTAGAGCCACATTATTAGCATCGACCATGATATTTGTTGCGCCAAGGGTTTCAGGCTGCCCCATTTTCTCTGATTGAAACATCATCGGAAGGCTGGTTTCAAGGTCAACAAATTTTAAAACTAACTCTATAATGTTTTGTAAGTCCCTTTGATTATTCGCAATTTGAAACTGACTAAACGCCGCTCTAACGTCTCCAAGCTCATCATCATCATCAATCCGCCATATTTTTTTCCCTGTGATTTCCCAACGACCATCAACTGGATAAATGCCTTTACCGACAACAATATTAGCGCCTGCGCTATCACCTGCATTATCCATCATTGCCCGGAACGCTGCAATAATCATTCTTTGTAACCACATTAAAATACGAGGAATCCCAACGCCCCATGGACTGCCAGACTGGATTGTCCACTGAAAAAAATCGTATGGCAAGTCTCCGGAATCAAGCGCATTAAGAAAAATCTTAATCGGCTTTTCATTAACAAACACGCAACACACAGAAAACGTCTGGCTAATTTCATCATGAGATACATCAATCCCGAGTGCTTCAATATCTTCCCTGTCCAGGTCTCCATAATATTCCCATTTTTCGTACAGGGAACTCTTATTATTCACTATTGCTTTGGTTTTTAACCTGGCAGTATCCTTATCAAAAATTGTTGTGAGTTGCCGAGGCTCTTCTTGCAATATCTCAATGATTTCATCATCAAAATAACCCGGAACTCCAATCAAGTCTCTCAATTCTCTCGGTAATATTGTACTGCGTTCCCAAACGTATGATGCACGGTGTATGTCTTCCTCACACTGTGGATCAGGAAAAACATCCCAAGGATCAACAGATACAGAAGCAGGCTGAAAATCCTCTTTTATCTCAAGGATGAACTCTTCTGTCCCGTCTTCTAATTGTTGTCTTGTCCATTTCTTTTTCAAGGATTTTACAACGTTTGGCCCCTTTAAAATGCCTGTACCTTTCCGAACTGCATTTCTAATGACCTTTCTTAATTCTGCGTTATAATCACATTCATTAAGCTGATCATCAATTGCGTCTTCCATTTTTTTCATACGGTCAGCTGCTTGTTGTTTTTCTTTTTCTGCTATCTCCGCAATCGTGAGTGGCTGTTGTTGTCCTTGCTGCCCTTGCTTTACAAACGGTTTATTATCAAAGGTTGCAGCCTGTCTGGTATCTTTTAGAGCCTCAGATAGCTCAGGGATTGGAGTTTCTTTTAGCCCCCAATTTTTATCATCAGTCGGGAGCATAATATCAGAAAACCTACCCTCTGCAAGTTCACATTTCCCCCTAATAATATTTACCACAACCCTTGAACGTTGCGGAGTTTCATTTTGCGTTGTAGGCGGATAAGCAAGCTCGGCAGCGTATTCAACGGCAGAAGGCCTATAATCATCATCATACCCCTCAAGACCTTCCTCATCTGCTCGCCATTTACTCTCAATGCCTGATGCTGCTCTGAATGCAACAGCCTCATCGCGCTTTTTAAGCAAATGAAAAGCAAGGCCTTCAAGTACCTGGCGCTTTCGGGCTTCGCTTTCCTGGCCTTCTTCTTGGCTTTCCTGGCCTTCTTCCGAGCTTTCTTGTTCCTCTATATCTTCGTAACCTTCCATGTTCTAATATCCTACTGCGCAATCAAGCGGCGTATACGCTGGCATTGTGATTCGTTTCTTTTTTTTAATTTTCATTGGCGGAATAACATTTAAATCCGGATCAACTATCCTCGATAGACAATCAAGCATGTCATCATGAGGCGCAACTGGAAAAAGCTCGTACTCTTCTTTTATAAAAGCATTTGTCAAATTCCTTTGTATCCCTTCATAATCTTGCTTTACACAATTTTCAGGCAAGAAAACCCGCCCAGATTCAAATAAAGGGACAAGCTTATTAATTCTGTCATCTTTTGCAACCTGACCTTTTAATTCGATAATCGGAAATCGATAATTCTCTCTGCTCATTCTATCTTGAAAATGCTCAATATCTGATTGAAGACCGTATTTTTCATACCCGACTGCTAAAGGCTTGTACTTTCTATGCAACGAAAAAAGCGTATTAGCTCTCTCTGTAAGGTTTAAACGATCTCTCACCATATCACACACATAATAATTATTATCATCCCCAAACCCGATAACCATGAAGACAGTATAATCTGACGTCTTTTTCTTAGTTCCCGCAGGATCACATAATAAATAAAGGTTAAGATTATTTAAATTATTCGGCGTCCAATACTGTAACCAAGACGTCTGAAATCCCATCATTTCGTCTTCAGTCGGGTCTTGCTGATATAAGGCTGTCCATTCTCTTGTACCGATCGCCTGCTTAATCTTTCTTAAAGCGTCCAGGTCAAACCATTCGGGCCAAAGCGCTTCTTTTTTTTTGTTGATTGCAGGGAGAGAAATTACTTCCCACTGCTCCCCACCGTTATCCTGCTCCCTTAAAAGCCGGCCTGACAAATCATCCATGTGCCACCTTGTCTGAATGATCACAACCGAACCGCCCGGCATCAATCGTGTATATGCAGTTGAAGCCCACCATTCCCAGATTCTTTGTCTGACCAAGGGACTGT